GAGTTATAGAAAGAAAACTACAAACAAATCCTGATAGGAGATATAGATGAACATAACTTTACAACGATTAAAAAATGCAGTAAAAGATATAAAAGAAAATTCTTATGAAGGTAATGACAGTCATAGCACAGCAGAGTATAAAGGTATATGTGATGGACTAGATAGGTTATTAGAACACTTTAAGGAACTAGAGGAGAATAAAGATGCCAAGTAAAGCTAAGATAAAAAAGAAACCTAAAAAAAATACTTGGGTATATATCTATGGAGATGAGTTCCTAGAAATATTTGAACACTTTGGATTTGACTTTCCTAATCCTGATGATAGAATCAAACTAAAGTTTGTTAAATATGAAACAAAGGAGATGCAAGATGGCTAAATATACATTGTATGCAAAGAAAGTGTATTACTATCGTAAAGATATTAATGCTCAAGATAAAAAGAGTGCAGAAAAAAGAAGTGCTGACTATGAAGCAGATGATAATGCAGAAAGATTGTTTGAACCTTCAGGTGAGGAGTTTTATATAACAAGTATAGAGGAGAGTGATGATGAGTGACAAAGAAAAGTATGAAGAACTATGTGAAGCATTAGTAGGTATAGATGCTACTGAAAGATATAGTCATCAAGACATACTTTCATATGTTTATAATTTAAAAAATACAGAGGAGAAATATTACAATGGAAAATAAAATAGATGAATTAAAAGAAATGATAAAGCAAATAGATGAAGATTTAGTTAGCTTAATTATTACTAAACTAGAAGAATTAGAATCTGATGTGCAATATATAAAAGGAAAAATAGATGACAGTAAAAAATAAATTAAAGATAAGTCAAGTAACATTAAACTTAATTAATAAACTAAAGAAGATAGATGATACAATCAACGAAGGTGCTTGGGAGTACATACATTTAGGAGATATAATAAGATTACAAGATGCTTATCAAGAAGCTGTTAATCATTTTGATTTAAGAAAAGAAGGTGGTGTACATGACTATGGAGCAGACAAAGGTAAGTATCAACAGTTCTGGCATAGTGATTATGTATGTTGGTCAGACCCTAAAGCATTTGACCCAAGCAAAGTAGAGGAGGAAGATGATGAGTGAATATAAATATACATATAGATTTAGTGAGCAGACAGTAGATACTAGATACTACAAGGTAGAATCTAATGCTAAACTTACTCAAGCTGAGATGCAAGATTTAGCTTGGTCAGTAGAGCAGACAGAAGGAGAAACCTTTACATGTAATGAAGGTAAAGCTACCTTTGAAGGTACTGAGTATGGAGATGATGCACAGTATCAAATGGAAGAAGGAGAGGAGAACTTAGCAGATGATTAAATATTTATATATAGATGATTTTGAAAATAAAAATGCTTGGATTAATATATGTAAAATGTTTGGAATATTTTTAGATAATAATTTAAGATGTATAAAAACTAATTACATAATTGAAGAAATAGAATTTAAAGCAACAAATATAAAGGCAAAATAAAATGATTAAATATATTATATATACACAAAAGAACTGTGCCTTCTGCAAGAAAGCTAAAGAGTTATTAGATGAAGCAGGAGAAGTATACGAAGAAAGATTACTAGATAACTTACCTAAGATAAAAAGATTTAGAGAAGCAGGACATAAGACTGTACCACAAATCTTTCTACACATAGGTGGGTATACAG